GTTTTGGTGATGGTGATTATTCTTCTTTTGAAGCATCATCCTCTTCTGTTAGTGGAGATTCCACGATTCAATTTATAAACAAGTGGTATTCCCAAGTCGCAAATCAGCAGGAAGATAATCTTGTCCGGACAATGTTATGGCAAGCAAGTAATCGGCCTTTTTTCCTTTACCGAGGCAATATTTTTCATGCCCCCGGCGGGAATCCTTCAGGACAGCCTGGAACGGCTTTAAAAAACAATCTTGATAACGTTAGGCTGTTTAGAACCTGTTTTCAGAATCTTTGTCCCGGATATAACTTTGATGAAAGCGTCAGATTTGTTGCTGGTGGTGATGACCATGTTTGGGTTGTCGCGAGGGATTTGTTGGAGCAGTTTTCGCCGACCACCATTCAAAAAGAAATGGAAAGAATTGGCATGTTGTGGACTCCCGCTAAGAAAGACGATGAAGTGGTTGATGATGTTCCCCAAGAGGACATTCTTTTTAATTCTAGAAATCTAGAAGGAATTTTGAAAGACGAGAGCATTCAAAAAATGCTCCATTTTGTGAGAAATGATGACATTGTTGGTTGTACTAGGACTAACATTGATACTGCGTTGAGGGAATTGTCTCGCCGTGACAAGCCGGAGTTTGATGCCTGGCGTGATAAAATAATTGCGTCATGTGTTAAGAGCGGATTTAGAGTTGATGGGCTTTGGACTTATCAACAAGCCATGGCGCATCGGTTGGCAGATGATTTTATTACTCTCAGGTGATGAGAGTCATTTTTAACTCATTAGAGTTCACTCGATCATTTTAATTGGTCCTTTAATTATCTATTTTTATTATATACAAACAACATGGAACAAACAAACATACAAAGAGAAAAGACTATTACAGTCGAGACTAATGCTACTAGATACCAACACTCGAGTGATGCAACCGGTGGTAGAACTTCTTATGGGAAGTCAATTCCACCGAACATGGGTGTTGCACCAGATTACTGTTTGCAATCAATTGCTGACCGAGAAATGTTTTTAAAGCAAAAAGCTTGGACTACTGCTACTCCAGTGGCACAATACACTCCTAACATAGTTGCTTTGACAAATTATACTTCTTTCATAACTGTTAATCTTCCAACTGACCTTGCCAATGCCGCGCCTGGCTTTTTG